ATAGTCATAAGAAAACAAGTCGTTGCATAGTTGCATTCCCGCAAACGTTTTATACAATATGCCGGGTTCATACCACTCTTTGTGCTTATGCACGATCTCATTTTCACCGACGATGGCGTCGTATTCTATGTCCGGGTCAGAATATAAAAAAAATGCTTTTACATTGGAAAACAATGACATGTATCGCTGCCACTGTGATTTAAATTTATCATAATCTTCTGTGTGCGATGCGATGATTAATAGAATTATATCATAGTGTTTCTTTTCGTGTTTGGTTTTATGATGAATGTTTACGACGGGGCGCATTGTATACATATCTTTATGGAAAGATATCTATATGATTTTTTACACCTTTTTTTTATTTCAAACGCCCGTCTATTTTACAGGATAATTTATCACAAGATCATGCGTGTGGGTGAACTCTGTGGCACGTCCATATGAATACACAAGATGGTATTTGATATGATTTGTACACCAATCATGGCCCACGGAATAACAAATTGTAGAATATACTTGACAACATCCATAGGAAGTCTTTTGAAAGCAGACATTATTGATATTTTTTGATTTGATATGTGTAATAAAAAAGGTTTCAATTTTCGGCGATTTACCAATCACATGGGTCTAATTCTTCGTTTCTCTAAAACAATACGAAATTGCTCAAAAGCTCTTCATATCGCGGAGGCAAATTGCTGTTCTCTTTCACAGACTGTTTCGTGATTTGATTCCGGGGGCGAATCAAAATATCTTGGAAATTCTCAATGCGTTCTCTCAACTTCTCTTCATCTGTATACTGTTCTTTGTTGAATTCTTGGTGCGCAAAATTCTCCAATTTATTCTTAATAAACTTTGCGTCGCCGAAATAAGACAAATGCCAACCGCCCTTGTCTATAATAACATAGGGTTTATTCATACGAATGTGTTGTGGTTTACATTCGCATATAACATATCCTTCATAGGTAGCAATCTTCGGATGCAACCATACTTCGCTCATAATTGCGTTCAAATTGTAATAGAAAAACTGTTGATGAAGGCTTGCCACCTTAAATTCGAAACTATCCTTTTGTTTGAGTTCGATCAATTTTGATGGATTTGGAATTTCATCCACGTCTGTAATTAAAATCAAATCGTCTTTACGTAATGCCAGTTGTGATATTCCGCGGTCAATCGCATTTCGTTGATGATTTTCATTTTTCCACTGTTCGTTCTCTTTTATGTCTGGCACGATCAAATCATCTACCACAACATGAATAATTTTGTGATGAAATTCTTTATAGCGATCCTTGTTCTCATTGTAATACAGAGGTTTGTCTTTGCCCGCATGTGTCTTCGTTGCCTCCGTTATAACAAAATAATCGACGACATCATTCAGCACTGTCATGCGATAATATAACATCTCGAGTTCGTTATAAAACGTGAAACCGTCGATCAAATAGCGCGGTCTTTTGATAGGAATAAATTCGTCGACTGGACTTTGTTCTTGCAGTAATACCGGCTCTGATTTTTTTATTACTTCTTCTACAAAAGGCACAGTCATTTTATCTTCTTCCTCTGGTATCGGAGGAAGCGTGGATTCAATAGGTGTGAACTCGTTTGTAAATTCAGGTTCCTCCTCTTCCTCTGACGAAAGAATGGGACCCGCCTCCTCCATGAAATTTGGTTGATTGTAATAATAGCGGATTTGTAAAATAAAGTTTTGAATATCATCCATCCGATATTCCAAGGAGTTATCTCCAATTGAATCGTCCTTCTTATTACGAATGTGAAATAAGTCTTGATCGTCATATATACGAGGGTCAACCAATCCTCTGCACTGATACTTATGACGATGCAAACTACGAAACTCGGGGGGATAATATAGTCCTTTCTCGTCATAATCTGCGGGAGATAAGAAATTGTAGAACACCATACTGATGCCAAGATCATCTGCTACACCCAACGTAGCGTTTATTTTGGGATCGTTCTTCTTTATTTCGTCGCAATAATTCACAACCACGTCTCTCGATACAATAAATCCTGCTCCATGCAAAAATATGAATTTGTCGTCCAATTGTTTTCCAAAATAGGTGTTTACAAAATTTATTTCTTCTTGTTTTTGAGGAACATTGGGTAACATATAAAATTGACTACCTACATATCCAGTGCGAGACTGTGTATTTAAATAGTTCAACAGCCGCGGAATATGATAAAACGAGGATAGATTCGTTCTTACCATGTAGTCATAGGTAAAAGATTCGTTACACAAATTCATTGCATGAAGCGTTTTTAATAAAATTCCCGGAACATTGCATTCGGGGTGTTTATGCACAATTGAATCTTCCGTGACCAATAAATCACAAGGGATAGTTTCGTCTGAAAATAGAAAAAAAGACTTTACGTCAGGAAACGCGTTCATGTAGGAACGCCAACAGTTGATAAAAAAATCATAGGTTTCACACCTGGATGCAATAATCAAAATAATGAGTTTGTAGTCCTTTTTCTTTGTAAACTCTTGGTGCGCCTGATCGGATGCAAATTTTACGTCCATCATTCTATAAATATATACATAGAGCATATATTTATATCAAATTCAGCAAATATATTTTACATGATCGATGCCAAATAACTGCCTTGGAAATCTTCAATTCCAGTATGTGTTAAATTGATTGTAACATCCACGTAAATCTCGCCGCCCATCTTTGACCAACGATGGCAAAACAACCAATCTTCGGAATAATAATGGTCATCTTCTACGCCACAGTCGAAAAGCGCATACGCGAAGTTATTCTCTGTTCCTACTAAAAATCCAACATCGTCCGTATATTTCGTGGAAGGAAACGCCTTAAACATCTTCTCGAGCATGCCGCGTTGGATCATCATAAATCCCGTCGCCAAATGTTTCACTCTCGCCAAATTTTGATCAATGGATAACGTGTTTGTCAAATAGTTCATATTATAATTCAACAAATTGTATTGTAGATAAAGTTCATCGTCAATTCCCTTAGTCACTGACGAATTATCACGACGATCAAACCAGGATTGAATCACATTCGCGTTTTTGCCGTCTTCTGTTTTCGCCAAAAGTTTTTGCCAATTGTGGCGTTTCAATGGGTATACTCCACCAACCAAGGGTTTGTTTGAAAGGATCAATTTCAAGACATCCACTGGCGACCAACTAATATCATTGTCAATAAAAATAATGTGCGTCATCGCAGGGTCATTCATGGCCTTTGCTACCAAATTGTTTCTCGCGCGAGACACCAAACTATCGTTTCTGCAAAATTGGATGTGCAATGGTATGTTTAGTTTGCGGAATACATCCTGCATGCTCATCATGCATTGCACGTAGGTGCAATAGCATAAACTTGCGAAACAGGGGGTCAATAAATACACAACCGGCTTGTATTTTACAATATAATCTGCGATTCTTTTTTCTAGACTTTCATCCGCAACATTTTCCTGCGCGCCGCTATTCTCTGGTGTCGACTGTGGGACGTCATTCGACTGTGGGACCACCGGATCCTCACTTACTTCAAACACTATATTGTCTTCCGTAGACATTCGTATATAGAGTATAGTGTTCGAGTTTTTATATAGATTTATTAACAATTAATTATCCGATAAGATGTTAGATGGTGTCCCTGCATTATTTATAGTAAATAAATCCCGAATAAGATAGGTAATTTTATACAACGACCGTTGTATGCATCACGTATATAAATGTTTGTATATATGTGATGTTTCTGTGGTTTACAATATTTTTATTTCAAATTTCTTTTTGTTTATGGTTTTGTTTTTTTATACCAGCGAAGATTTAAAATGGCACGCTCCAATGGAGCGTCCTTTCAAATCGTTACTGGAATCTGACCCTTGCGGAATTAAAATGTCCCATTTTAATTCTTCAAGGGTTTAAGCGGTGGCGACAACAACCTCGGCCTTGACAAAGTGGGGCTTCATGAACTTTTGGAGGTTGAAATAGGTCAACTTGTCCTCCTTGCTGAGCTTGAGAAGCTTGGTGAGCTTGTTATCGGGGTGGATAATGCGGCCGTTCTCCTTGTCCTGAAGGTTGTTGGCGTGAATGTACACGTTCAACTCCTTGCTAACGTCCGTGCGCGCCATCTCGGTGCCGATCTCCTTTCCGAGGAACTCGGCAAGCTCGTCGCTAATGCGCGTGGGCTTCACGAAACCAGAAGGCTTGCGGTTACCGCTGTTCTTGCGCTTCTTCGACGAAGCCTTTTGGGCATTCTTGAGTTCACGGACGACTTGCTTATCCAAGTTCTTGAACTCGTTCTTGAGCGTGGAGACCACAGCATAAAGTTGCTGGATTCTCGCACCAAACTCGTTCAACTTGGTAACGAGAGCGGGGGTCTCGACCGTGGCGGTAGTTACAACAGCAGTAGTAGTAACGGCGGCGCTGGTCTCGGCAACAGGGGCGACGGCAACATCGGCCTTGGGCTTCTTGGCGCGAGGGGCCTTGGCGGCGACCGTGACCGACGCAGAAGCAGTCGTGGCGGCGGCCGATGCAGAAACGGGGGTGGTGGTCTTATCAGCGGTGGACTTTGCAACTCTAACCATGGTAGCTAGTATATCCTATTAGGATGATTTGCTTTTAAGTGATTTCTCGGATAAATATATATTTATAAAAGTTCGGGTCATCTCCAGACCATTTATAGTGACAAATGATTTGGAATTCATTTTTTATTTTTACGCATAAATAAAATGAAAAAACGCAACTAAACAATAGATTCGTATAACCAAGGCATGGCTGTTCTTGCCGGAACAGATACCATCGTTAATCCAGACAATGCATGGAATGTCCCCAATTTACGATGATCTTCGTCGATCCCGCTATATACCATATTTTCGAAAACAAGTAAGCAGGCCATTTGTAATTGACGATAATTTAATTCAGATGGGTATATTGGTCGATTGAAAATGGATTCGAACGGACCATGAAACGGGCAAATTCTATTGCGTACTGGTCGTGGCATTTGTCCGCGATAATTCCAGATTTCGTATAAAATTCGATAAAGTCTGCCGTATTCATTGTGCGTTAAATTCGTAAACCACGCGCTTTGTGTATAATTTCCTATTTGATCTATTTCCGCAAACAACTCGCGAATACGTTGATCTATTGGTCGATTGCGCATTTCACGAATTCGGTTCAACCTTGCCACGGATTCATCGTCTTGAATGGATGTCACATTTATAGGCGGTTGATATTGATCATAATCTAGTTCGGCTGCCCGAACGGTATTATTATTATTCACAAGGTTTTGTCGCAGAGACCTTTGTGGAGGCATGGAATTGTTTTCCACATTTCTTTGTGGAGGTGAAGAATTTTGAGCATAACCATTTCGTATTGTTACTGAGGTTTTATTTTCATTGCGAAAATCTTCGAACAGCATGATTGATGTATTATAAACACGTATTATGTCCGTAACAATATTGGGTGGCATTTTTTCACGATTATATGGGTTTATTATCGCGTAACCATTTGATTTTACCAAATGCATTAAGGATGAAATATGAAATCCATAAATAAAGTCCTTATCGTCTTTGTAACTAAAAAATTGAGAAAATGGTATTTCGGGCAACGGATCCATGGTTACAAAATCGGTGTCATTCACACATAAACTTCTATTTTTTAACGCGGGTCCTCTTGACCGGATACATACCCGCACAAGTCGTCCTCTAAATGCGCGTTGAATTGTAATCGCCGAGCTTATTTTTTTATAATGTGTTTCTAATCGCTCTATCAATACTGGCTTTGTTCCTGTAATATGCAACTTATACGATTTTGCAGCCTCCTTTAATTCGGCGAGTTTGAATGCCATAAGATTAATTTTCTTGTTCGCATAATTATCATAAGATATGACAAGCCCAGCGTCTATCGGACTTTTTTTATGAAATGTGCGCTTTGGTTTTATTTGTTTCATTATTGTTGTTATGAAATTATTTTGAGAACAATCTGTTGTTGTGAATGAATTACTCATTTTCACGTTTTCGGGCGAACATTCAACGTTGAAAATTGCAAAATTCGAACTCGTTTCCATCCGCTTGATATATAGAAACATAATTTTTATTTATGTGTTTTTTCAAATATCATAATTTTCTCGCTCGGTAATTTATGTGTTGTTACATGGACATTTTTGTTATACATGGGTTGGGTAGATTTCAATTTGAAATATTTTTTGGTAATGGAATTCATATCTTTCACCAAATCGTATTGTTCCACTGTGTTCTCCGAACCATATCCCGATAAAATATAGCACAATTTTCCACCCGGTTCGAGAACATGGTGACATAATTGTATCGTTTTTTCCCAATAGTTTTCTAACCATTCCTCGTATGTTTTATAGAGTTCCGTGCTTTGGTTTGCACTATCATAAAGTTCTAATTTATAATAAGGAGGACTGAAAAAAACAACATCAAAATGCCCCTTATATTTATTTAAAAACGCAGAGTTTACGGCCAAATGTTCAGATGGTTTGCAATAAATTGTTGTTGTTTTCTTTGGTGCGAGAACATGTGACAAGAGTTTGGTTTTTTTACATACACTAGGTATAACATCTGTTCCTACATATTCTGTCACACCGGGACACTCCAAAAAACCATACATATAAGATGACCACCCCAATGTCGGTGTGAAAATTTTTGTCCCATGCAACACGCGTTGATTCAAGGAATAGACCAAATAGGGGTTCAAAATAGACGCTCTAAAATAATACGAGGAAAAAACGCTGCCTATTCTCCCTTCTTTTATGTAATGTATCGCACTTGGTGTTAATAACTTATAATCGATATGATTTCGTAGATATAAATCCTCCACCATATCTAAAAATGTGAGTTGATTCTCTATACCGGACTTGGTTTTCTTTAAAATGTCATCGGCGTATATGTTACGAATCAGGTTTTTGTATACAATTTCCTCGTTGTTATTCATTTGTTGAGATTTCATCGGCGGTATATCAATGTGCAACTTGTCAGGATGTATTTGTAACGATAAATTATAAAATCGTGTTAAATATTCGTTTCTATGAATAATGTTCTGATAGAGTTCTTTTATATCGTCACGTGTCACTTTTTTGTTTTTAATATACTCTTTCAATGACATGTCTCGAACCGTTGCAGAATTAAAAAACGCTGTGAACGTGTTTTGTGGTTCGGTTGGTTTTGAAAACCGACGTAGGAAGTCATGTAATGTGAGATATTCCATTAGGGGGTTATATACCTGGGAGAAAAGATTTATGTGAAAACTGTAAAAATTGAAGGAGTTTATACTTAGCCGCGCACATTTGCCTTGATACGTCTTTATTGGTTTCTTTAATTTTTACGTAATTTCGATACCCGAAAAGTAAAAACAAATTTCTCCCTGAGAAAATCCGTTTTGGACATTTATAAATGTCCAATTTCCAAACCCCAACCCTTTTCTTTGTTTTAAAATGTTGAAAAATCGATTTTACTGCATAATGCTTTAAATTCCAAAAAAATAACGCAAAAACACCACTGCATAAAATTTTGGGGCCTTGACCAGCCCGCGAAATACGAGAAACGGTTTCCGCTTTTGGAAACCGTTGACGTAAAATCTCGCATTTTTACACGTTTCCGATACGTATTGCCATTTATGTATATATGTATGTAGTTTCCCAAAAATATTACCACTGCATAAAACTTAAATTATGCATTGTGGAAACCGATACATAAACAACGGGTGACATACCATATATGCTTTATATTTGAAAACGTTTTCGACGGGTTTTTGCTGCATAAATGGGCGTTTCCGGCGTCCTGAAAAATGTCCAACGCCCCCTTTTTCGGGAAACGAAAATGACATTTTTTCAAGGGTCGTTCAAAAATCGTTCAAAATACGAGGTTTTTTGAAAGCATCGAATTCGGCGTGCGGTTCTTTAGGCGTTTTATTTTGTATCCATACTATAACTGGTTTTGGAAACAACAAAAACGTTAAAAACGTATGGAATCGATTATAAAAATTACGAACGATTTGCCGAGTGACGAACAAAATAATGACAACGATACTACTGACGACACGTCGATCGAGGAAACCAATGAGAAACATGCGAAACGCAAATCGAATCCCTCCTATTATTGTAAACATTGCAAATTCACATCTAAAAATAAAACAGATTTTTCGAGGCACGAAAAAACAGCGAAGCACATTGCACAATTGACTGCAAATTCAACGGAAACCACGATCGCGCCGTCCCCTGCAACATCCTATTGTTGCCAACAATGCAATAAAGAATATAAAAACAGAAGCGGATTGTGGAAACACGCACAACAATGCGAAGCAAGTGCGAAATCGGAAACGTCTTCGCAAATTGAAGCTCAAGTGTCCCCTGTAAACACGATGGTTTCAAATGAAATGATAATGTGTCTTGTTCAACAAAATAAAGAGTTGCAAACAACGCTCATTGAATTGGCAAAAGAAGCGAGAACCGTAAATAACACAAGCAACACCACGAACAACCAATTTAATTTAAACGTGTTTTTAAATGAAGAATGCAAAAACGCGTTGAACATACAAGAATTTATAGATTCTATCAAAGTCACATTGGAAGATTTTATGGAAACGGGCCGGTTGGGTTACATGCAGGGGATCACGCGCATATTAGTGGATGCTGTTCATAAATTAGATGTAAAGTTACGCCCATTCCACTGCACGGACATAAAACGAGAAACTCTTTATATTAAAGACAAGGATACGTGGGAAAAGGCAAACGCTGAAAAAACAAAACTGCGTAATGCAATTACGCAAGTGGCGAGAAAAAACTTGAGCATGTTAGGTGTATGGCAAGCACAAAATCCCGATTTTGTGAAGATAAATACTCCAGAATGTGAAGAATTTATTCGTCTCTCTTTAGGTGTAGTTGGGTCGCAATATTTAGAGGAACAGTATAAAACTGAAGATCGTATCGTGAAAAACATTTTAAGAGAAATTGTGATCGACAAAAAGGTTTCGCATATCGATAATTCGTAATTTATTCGAATGATGAAATATTCTTTATGAAAGCCGTAAAGAATATTTGTAATTTGTTTTGTTTTATTATTGCGTTGCGCACATATCTTGTTATCTAAACCAATGAGGAATTAAATCCACCCCCTGCGGATTACACCTTTTCTCATTTACAAGGAATGGTCGCCCTCATTGCCAACGCAAAAAGGTGTAAAATCTTTAACGGTTTAATTTGCCGACCCGTCGTCGCCCTCTGTCTTAGGCTTTCTGTTGCCAACGTTGCGCTTTCCGCGCACCGTAGTAAACCCATCGCCCTTTGCATCACCGTCTTCGCGGACGACGGAACGCGGACCAGAGCGCTTATCGTCGCGATTGCGGAGACCCTCGTCACGAGGAGGGCGGGCGCGGCGAATAGGGCGAGCCGCGGGTTCGTCAGTCGGGCGAGTGAAACGGCGCGTCTCACACATGAGAGATCCACCCTTAATTCCAGCCACGTCCGTGGCCTGATACTCGTGTGCAGTGTTTGACGACTTAATAAGCGTAAACTCTACATATTCTCCCTGAACAAGATACTTGTATTGAGAATTCGTGACGCGGATGCTGGAATAGTGAATAAAAATGTCCTTCTTCTCCACCTCGCCGTCGCCGTCGCTTACGGTAATAAAACCATAACCCGCCTTATTGTTAAACCACTTTACTTGTCCCAAAATTCTGTTCGGCTGAGCGTCGCTGGAAACTTCCTCGCTGGAACTCATCGTGTGTAACCCGGGGAATTATGGTTTATAGATGAATATGTGTTTATATTGTTTTGGAAATATTTTATTTTCCAATGCATTGTGCATTACATCTTGCATTTCGTTGCGCCTATACAGACACTGCAAATAATCGATATAATCCGTCATAATTTGGAGAACCTGTATAGGACAAATTGTAACAATACTTCAAATAGATGTGGATGTTTTCACCAAATGCGAACAATTGTGCATCTAGGTTCTCCCATGATTTTAATTCTTTGCGAAGTAAATTTTTGGGGTGACAAAGGTGGGTTTCGGGAATACCATTGCCATTTGGCGCATCTATTGTTTCCCATGGTAACTCTTTTCTACATAAAACCATATACATGTACCCCAATGAAATTAGGTCATCTCGCCTGGATCCATTCTCTCCACAATGGATATTATAACTTGCGTATTTTGGAGAACCCAAAATCGAGTCTTTTTTTTCAAGGTTCTCGAGATGGTTTAATTTATCATCCACATAAAATGTGGACAAACCAAAGTCTATGATATAGAGTTCGTTGTTGCGGATCATAAAATTTTGAGGTTTTATGTCTCGATGCAAAACATAGTGAGTGTGAATGGATTCTATTATCGATATGGCGCTCGCCATAATCCTATCGACTTTTTCCTTTGAAAGATCGGATTTAAAAAGATCGAGAAGAGAACATTCATAAAAAGACATCACACAGGCGGCATTTTCTTGGAAAATACCAAACCAATGAATTAACGGCACGGTTCGGCAACCATGTTCATGTAGATACTTTAATATTGTGGTTTCATGTTTTAATATACGAAACTGACTTTGTGTGGTTTCGAATTTTATAGCCACCGGTTCCAACGTTTTATAGTGGCATCCCCGATGCACTTCACCAAAGTTTCCTTGGCCGATCTTTTCTAGTAATGTATATTTATTTCCAACTCGGAGAGAACCTTGCATCGAGAGGCATGAATTTTTCCGTTTCTGGAAAGAATTCCGAGAATATCTCTATATTTTTTAGGGACAGTATGTATAGAGCGCCGAATATGAAATTCGTTACACAGTTGCTGGATGAATTCGAAAAAAATTATGTGTATTTGAACATAGTCGTTCAAACGATATATTTCGCGGTGTTTTTGGGAATTGTCTATATAAACACATCCTATTTGAGACAACTGAATATTTTGACACAATTTGTGGTATGTGCATTTTTAATGATACGTTTTCATCCCTTCCGAAAACATGAGTTTCATCAATACGACGCGGGGATTATATTTAGTTGTGCGTTGTTTTTACTTTTTAATTTGGGAGTCGTGGAATCCGTCAAACAATATTTACCGTCGTTGGAAATGAAATAAAATCATAAATGGAGTATACACAAACTATGCTCGAAGAAACAGAAATACATAACATCTATGAAAATGCAAAGAAAGACCCGTCTTTGTTCTCTACCTTGGATATCGAAAAGATGCTTTCTTCTGTTGAAAATGAAAAAAACGACTATCTTGAGAACAAAACAACAACCACTGTAACACAAGAAATATATGAAAAATTATCGGAATTACCTTTGTCAGGCGAATTCGTCGCAGTTCTCTGCAAAAAACTCATTGGATATCGTTATGTAGACGAGATACATGAATTACATAAAGGAAAAGTGGTATCTTGGATAAGAATTCGAAAAACCGCAACGCAAGAACAGTTGGAATCCACGGGAGAACTAAATTTCGAACCTTATTCGATTCAACCCAAATTGACAGGCACGGGAATTGTTGTCAATATTAAATTTTCAGATAAAGGCACAAATGTTGTGATATCTAACCCACCAAATCAACGATTTACGCAATACCGGTTTGACGACTGTTATACGTTTCAAAAAATGTCGGAGGAAGAACAATTGATATTGATGGCTTACGAGTATTTGGATAAAAATAAAAGTTGATGTGGGTAATTATTCTATCTTTATAGTATATACTGAATATTATAAACATGGAAATACAGAAAGGTGGTGATTTAGGAGCAGATGCAGCATTCAAAAAGATATTAAGTATTGGATACGAATTTGAATGCAGTGATCTTGCGAAATTATCTCTCCATTCGAATAAGAAAACCTTTATCAATTCGGATCTCGCATTGAGAATCTTGAAAGAAAAAGTAGACAGAAAAAGCATAAAATACGTGGACGACCCCCACTATCTTCATGTGAGAATTCCTATTCATAAAAAGGGGAGCGACACGCTAGTCATGACGGATGCGGAAGAACAGGAAGACGAAGATGAGTTTTTGAAAGAGTTGAAAGAAGAGTTTCCCGAAGAATACGAAGAAGAAATAAAACAAAAAAAACAAATCGAACTTGAAAAGAAAGAGAACGAATCCTATCTAGAGTATTTTTTTGAAAATCGTAAAACAGACAATAAAGAAACCGTTAAATTTTTCATTACCAACGATTTGGCAGAAACCGCATTTAATAAAATGTTGAAAGAAAAGTGCAAGGGACTAACCATACCAAAAAACGACATGTATTTTTTCAAAACCAACAAGGGTAAACTATATGACATCAAGTTTTCGGAGGAAATTGCGACAAGCGAATACTGCGATTCATTTTCGAGTGTAGAATTTGTTGCAACGTATTATAGCCCAAAACGTGACTATGCGAATGTTATTATGGACACTTTCGTGGATGCATGTAGCCGCGTTATTGACCACATGGGCGATGTAAAAAAAATAAAGGGAGAACTAGTAATGCATGATAATAAGAAAACACATTATACAAAATCTGGACCTTTGGGTAAAGACCGGTGTTTATACCATAAACCAGGAACAAACATATTTTACATGGACACCTATGACGATGAAGAATTAGAAGAGTTACAAACACTGGGTGATGCCAGGCTCGTTCCTCAAATGACATTTCGAAGCAAAGCGCAAGACAGTCTTGCCATTATGAAAGAAATTCTACAGTTACACGGGAAAGTGAAAAAAGGAAAGTCCGTGGCCAAGGACATGATCTATGAAATGAACACACATTTGTTTGTCGAAACGCAGGTTGATGATTTAATCAAAGGACATAACGAAATCTCGAAAAAAAAGATTGATTTGTCAACAATTATCGGTAATACATTAAAACTTTATTTGTTCCTTATCTTCTACAAATTGAATATGTTTATTCTGAATCACGTTAGCATTTTCACGAAAGAAGGTTATTTAAAAGATTTTCTTACGTTTTCATCCAGACATTCCAATGGGACTTTATTTGAACGCGCAAAAGAAATTTTGCGAGAACACTATGGTATTGAAACCGCAGCACAGGTATATAATTTTTTGAACAAACCAAAAATCATTCAAAACTTTTATGAAAAAGAGGAAGACGCCGAAGATGAGGAACATGATTTTGACGAAGATGGGAATTACAAATATAACTATGACGCACATGTTACGGATTTACCGGAAGACGACCCTAATTTCGGAAACCCTCTTTTTTCCATGATATCCTATTTCAAATACTTGGAATCCAAAGAGTCAGATTGGTTAAGAGACGCGAAATATGACGTATTTTCAACAACTTTCGAATTGAAATCGGACGAAGTATTGTTGGAAAACCGCTATTTCTTGTATGAAATAAATTTTTATTTGAAAAACAACACAACATCTAAATTTAGCGAAAGAAATCTGACATTTCGTAATATGCACTCCATTGTGAATAATTTTTATGGTTCTAAAATGAAGAACATGATGACGTTGACCAAACATCCCAGCAAACAACGCGTTACTCGTAGATCAAAGTCGCAATTGAGTAGATCGAGCAAAATAACTGCCAAAGTTGGCCCGACATCAAAATATCGCACATTGAAATCAAAGTCGAAGTCAAGCGCAACCATTCGCAACAATCAAGCGGATTTGCCAAAGAAACTTTCTGTGATTGTTGAAGGTGAGGAATAAACACGTCGAACTAAATAAAAAACAAGTTTACAATTGTTTTTTATGATATTTATACGATATATCTGCATAAAGCAACCCTACTCCTCCAGTTTCGCCAGAATTCCCATCTTGACAAGTTCTCTCAAATACTCTTGCGCGAGATCTCTTGCAATCTTGTTATCCGATTGAAATGTAGTCGGAATTCCGGATAGCAATGCATCGCGCGTCGTTCGCAGGTCGGGCTGTCTAGAAATAAACGAGAGAATGTCTCTCGATGCACTTCCTTCCTGTAGACCATGCTTGGTATTATTGTGCCAAACCACGCTAGGCGTTTGGCTGACAATCCGACCATTCCGAACATCCTCCACCAAATACATCCAATTTGCAACAAGTTGATACGACATTCTGACTGATAATTTGGAGTGAAAAATGCCAAAAAAATCGAATCAATTTTTTTCATCGTTGTGCTGGAAATGTTGAAAATTCGAGAAAAACCCTCAATTTTACACCACTTTGCTTGTAACTCTTCATACGGGTTGAACATAACGGTTCAAAAGGCCGAGAACCTGTTGTAATGTTTGAAGAATATGGGGTTTCGAACCTTGTTGTTGTATCCCCATGGTTACTTTAGATAATAATAAATAAATTTGTCTTTGCGTCCCTGTGCCAAGTTGTGTGTATTTTGGCAAACTATTTATTGTTTTGTATAACGCATTTATAATCAAAGGTCTAGGTTGTCGCATTTGTATCGCATAAATTATGTTATATACAGATGTGATTAAATCATATAAATTTGGCGGCGAGATTTCTGCGGCGGTTGGACTAGGTGGAACAACAGTTGTTGATGGTGGTGAAACCACGACAGGAGTAGACGGAACAGTTGTTGGCGGCGGTGAAACCACCACAGGAGTAGATGGAACAGTTGTTGGTGGTGGTGGTGAAACCACAACAGGAGTAGGTGGCGGAAGAGGAATCGAAATGCTGATGGACGGCAAAACATTGGCGGCAAATTCTCCTTCGTAATTTCCAGGAGGAGACGTGTTCATCGTGACATCGACTTTCGTAGTCGCAGCATCAATCGATATGCCCATTCCAAATCGCGTGCTTGATTTCCATACCAAACAAGTGAAATGACCCGTGCCCGAGGAAAACCCCGGGTTATTATAATCATATAGAGCATGTTCATTATACCAATCATGCACCGCTTTTTTTAATAAGGTCATGATGTCGGTTCCATAACCCTGATAATAGGCCAAATTTTCACCATAAGATTTATTCTCACTATGTTGAAACCGGTTTTCCGCCAAAAGCGTGTTCGCCCACTCTTGTGAAAACGTTGCAATAGTATCATCCCAGGTTAATGGCGGTGACTGATGAATCGCACGATAGGTGTTTATATAATTTGATATTTCTGCAATTTGAACAGGAGTGAGTGCGGACATGTATATATTTATATGCTTATATAAATATTTGCCTTTTATTTTATTCTAAATCACTGCATATATGCTAATGCACTTGGAAATTTACTATTGTAATTACAAATTGTAATTAGAAAAGTTCTCGAATGTCCAAAAAATTGACACATTTTTGGCGCCCCTGTTCAAAACAACAACCAAATCATGTCTACCAACGCTCAATCTCGTTCTTGTTCCTATTGTAAAAACGCCGGCCATAATGCCGCAAACTCGCGTTGTCCCAAAAAATTGGTCCTTGTCACAACGATGTATGGATATTGGAGAATGGAGTTTACAAACGAAGACACTACGAACTGGATAAATACACTTACGGATCAGGAAATAAAATTCACGTGTTCCGAAATGAACCTGTGGAATGGTCTTGATGTTCCGGCGCACGGCATCGATTTTCATCGGCGATTGTTGGAACAAGAGATTTTGCGGTGGAGAAGAAACGCCATGACATCTATCGAAACATATTTGCCATATATGGAAATCAATGATGTCGCGTCTCTTTATTTGGAACAATACATTGAAAACCGAAACCTTTTGGACACGTTTTATGATTTGCCGTTAGAGAAGCAGAACTATATTCGCAGAGTGGTGTATAACCACGCCGTGTATAAGGAAGAGCATGCGCGTCGAAACGCGGGCGATCCAAATTTGCACATTCCGTATAGAGTGTTGCATCTTATGGAAGACGCGTTTCGGCGTAGTCATATAGAATCTGCGATTCTGGTGGAACATCCATTTGTAAACCCACAATATGTGCTTGACATGATGAATGATGGCGTTCGGACAGATACCCTACCTGTCGGGGTTACCGACAGGAGCGCGACGCGCGAAAGAGTTCGTAGCGCATCCGCGAATCCGTCGATGCAATGTTGGAACTACGAAATCCGAGTAAAGGAACCGACAGAGACTGAGACATTTGACTGTGGTATTTGTTACGAATCGACGAATTGTAGGTTCCAGGCAGAGTTAAATTGCGGACACACATTTTGTTTCTTGTGTATTCAACAGCAGTCTGCGAAACAATATAAAAAGGCCACGGCACCATGTTGCGGATTTTGCAGAGAAACGATAAAGACGATTGCAGTGGCCACTTCGGCAATGGCTGTTAATTTCAAGAAATATGCAAAAATATAGAGGATGTATTGTTTGTTTTGGAAAAACACAGCGCTATATGTTATGTTTTTTCAAGACCGTTTTTTCCGAGTGACTTTACCATACGCGAACTTTATTTTTCGCGTTTTTTGTTTACGGTTTGTGAGATAAAAAAATTCTTTAAGGTGATACATCATCTTCTGTGCAACAAACACGTCGGTTTGAAAAACGTTCGCACTATCATTCCCGTCATGAATACAACCCTTTTTATAAAAACAAGAAGAAAGATAGTGATATAGTGTTGCTTGTTCACTGGTCGTCCCTCCAATTCGTTTTCCCAGATCGGAGTCCAGGAACCGATATATAATTTCTTCCGTGGATAAATGATGATAATAAGCGCGCGGTTGAATATAATAAATACGCCGATGTCGCATGTCTTCAAAATAGGTGTTGTCCAAAAAGCAAATTTCTGTTGTTTTGGGTAAAATCGCACATTTTATAAAATCACCGTGTGTTTTATCATGCGTTGTTCGAGACAATTCAACTGGCGTGTTGTTTATTTTAAAAGCATAAATGATTTTATCAAAGAGAGAACCTGTTGGATAAATACGTTTATTCAAATAGTCACAAATCATGGTTGTCCATTCAGATGAACATTGGTTGTTTGTATAAATATACAACGCATCGCATTCACACCGTCTTTTTTTTTCACATAAATATTCTAAAATGGAAAGGATTCCATACCGTAAAAATTCTGGATACAAGTCAAGCAGTTCATGCAAGTGGATCACAGATTCGCCGACTTTTTCTTGAATGCTCGTCCACAAAATGCGGAGATCGAGGAAGGCGCCCAATGTTTCGTCGAAGTCAAACACAATGACCCGTTTTTCTTTTTTTGCATGGGATTTTAAATAATGTGATCCTTTATAAATTTGGATGTATCTATTGGATTCATTCATATATAAATGAAATCCACTTTATTCTAGACAATATTACGTGTTGTATAGAATAGCAATACATTTTGTCGATTGAGAATGATTTCATTCATGGGCTTATTCCGTCTGCATAAGTTTATACTGCTTCCAAGAAATGGTTTTTCCTTCCACGGGGGTAACTCGCATGTGTTCGTTCTCTTTATCTAAATTGTCAGCACGCTTCACTGCACTATCTAGATATAATTCCTTCAAAATTTTACCAAACATCACGGACCCTTCATGTTGGTCGACCTTGCCATCCTCAATGAGTTTCAATACGGTTAGCAATTTGGTCATGATGGTTAAATCTAACTCGTCTTTGAGAACCTTGTTGAAAATATCCGTATATTGATTAAATAAAAAAGGACAAGCGGTCTCACAAATTTCTTTGAACGCACCGGGATCTTGGTTACGTAGTTCGGCGTTTGCCGTTTTCAACTGTTCCATTCTACGCACATCGTCGCGTATAAGAACACTATGTTTCAATTTGCGAATGTTTTCCGTGTTATTTTCGCACTCCATCTCGTCGATGAGTTTCTTTAAGTTCAATCGTTCTTGGGAATCCATTTTTGTATTCATGACGTTAAAAAGTGTATATACAGACACGCGCTCTATTTCTATATTGTTCAAAATCAAATATAGTATTTACCAAAAACTATTTATGATATGTAGGACACCGTCTGGCAATTTACAGGGATGATTTTCGAATATGTTTACTAATGTCTCTGCTGTCACGACATTATCTGCGTCCATATGAAAATTCGTTACGCCTCTTTGTTCATCGCGTTGGTGGCAAATCAAAACTGTCAGTTGTTGCATTCCATATAATCCAAGAAAGTTGGCGCGAAAATAGCGAAGAGAACCATCGTTTTTTTGTTTACAGAACAAATATCGTTCATGCTTTTTCAAGCGTAGTAAATCCATTCTTTTACAATTGTTGTTGGCGTTTGAAACTGGTTGTAAAAACGCGTCAATTTTTTACACGGCCATGAAACCAATGGTTTACGTCATGGTATACTACGGACAACATTTAGGGCTCTATCGTTGTTTTTTTTCTATACAATTATCTATAGTAGTATGAAAACCAATTATGCGTATTTAACCGTGGCAATCGTGTTCATCCTTGTCATTGTGTTCTCTTTAACCGCTTCGGTTTCGTATGTTCCTTACCACAAAAACACTTTTTTTTCGAAGGAATTCCCCTATGAAGGTTTTCACGGAATGGAATATGGAAACACTTCCGGAAACGTGGTTGATAGTTACACGTCAAATTTAATAAACAGCGAAGGCGTGGACTGCAAAAAAGTCCATGGATTTGACGGGTTATTTTGCAAACCCTATTTGGCCGACAATCAATTGGATATCTATTCCCAAGCGAAGGGCGACGTGTCGTGCATTGGTTCGAGTTCCTCGTTATCAAATTCGAAAGGCGGATTGTGTTTAGACGCAAAGCAAAAGTCGATGCTTACCACGCGTGGTGGAAATGCTACCGGAAAAGGCTATGAAATTGGAAAATAGATATTGATGGAACGTTTTTTTCTTATTTGACAATAAGAAAAAATTAAAAAAATTGAAAATATATAGAAACTTTATGCCTATTTTACAAACACAAATTATGGAAGGCAAAGAAGATGTGAATATCATGGCGCGTGTAAAATCATATTTAGAAGCGATACCCAAACAATATCAAAATCGTGATTATTCTGAGATAAATAAACGCGTGGACGCTTATGTAAAACATTATTGCAAACACGATGTCGCGTGTGACTCTGTGGACATCGACATGGAACGTAGTAAAACCATTTATTATTGCGAAACATGTTTGAGAACGTTTACGATAGACGAAATCTATAAAGAAATATCATCGGAAATCAATTATTCGCGAAATGTGTGTGACATGTTTCTATTTTATAAGGAACGGTTGTTTAAAATAGAAAATGTAAGACGAGTCTCTGGGGTTATTGAACTTGATTGTTCTTACGAAGAAGAAAATTTACAAACGCACAAGACGTATTATCTTGGCATATCTGTGCTTGCGGGTTGTCGTTTCGAGGGAAATGTATTATGGTTAGCGAAGCAAAAAATATCGGAGACGAGTTGATGATCAAAAAATTGATGCGGAAACATGTAGTATAAATGATTGAAAATAATGGTGTCTGCGAATATTGTGAAAGCAGTGCCTGCTCGTTTCATCAAGAACAACATATTGCCGGTCTGCAATACATGTGTGTTTTTCGAACCCATGGTTCCGAAATCTATGAAAGCGCCGAGATGTAATAAATTTGGTGAAAAAAACATTATTACAGGAAAGATCACCTACGAGCCAGCCGAACATTGTCGACAAAACCAAAACCTATGTGGAACAGTAGGCAATTATTATTTAGAAAACGCGTAATGGTTGTTATTATACGTATGTCAGGATGGGATCTTTTCCAAGAATTTGGAATTCTCGCACCAGACCGGGTGTTTCCAACCACGAATTGTAATATATTGAAATGGTAATATGTTTGGTTCGATCCATGGTTTTGAACCATGTAAACCCATACCCTTTTTTTTCGCCAGTGAAACGGTCATGATCTAAAACTAAAATCCTAGGTAGTTTTCGAAGAAGTTTATATCGCGGATCGCGTCTTGATATTTGGTGCATATATTTTCCGTTACGTTCTCGGATTTCACCAGTAAACAATTTCAAAACCGGAATAAGATCACTTGGCAATCGTGATTCGAGAACATGCGGCATTTTTGAGACGATTTTGGATTGGTTCTCACGACTTTGAAAAAAGAAGTTCAATTTTTCGCAAAAATAAATACTATATCCATAAAAAATATACAGTATTTTACATGGGTTAGCGTTGTTATATTACACATACATTGCTAACAAACTTTGATTGCGCCCTGCGTCATTTTTAATCAGCGCGTCTACCTCCTTCTTTTCTACTGTAAATGGAAATGTAACCTTCAATTCCAAATCCTTTCCGAACAAAGACGTATCTGTCTTCATCAATCGGAACAAATTCAACTTGGTATAAATAATCTCCAAACAGCGCTTTAGATTACGCACACCAGACTCCTCCTTCGTGAGTGCTTCGTTAGATACAATATATTGAATGGTCTCATCTGGAATAATTACATCCTCTTCGTTGAAATTCACTTGTTCCCGGATCTTCGGTAACAAATAGTTCCGCGCAATCACCGTCTTTTCCTTCGCATCATACCCCTTGGTTTGGATATGATACATACGATCTCTCAAAATAGGGTTGATCTTAGATGCGTCATTATAACTGAAGATAAACAGACACTTGCTAAGATCAAAATCGATGTCTGAGAAATACTTGTCATGAAATTGACTATTTTGCGACGTATCCGTAAGATGAGTCAGAATGCCTACAATCTCTTCTCCGCGAGGCGTGTCGCTAATCTTATCCAACTCATCAAAGTAAATGACCGGATTCATGCACTTACTGTCGATCAGAATTTGAACGATCTTCCCCCAAGAACTACCTTCGTAAGTATACGAATGGCCTTCCAGGAAACTCGCATCACCGGTTCCACCAAGCGCAATAAATGCAAATTCTCTACCCAATATCTTACTAATACCCTCCTTCACGATGGAAGTCTTGCCGGTTCCCATGGGACCATGAATTGCAATCGCTGAGCCGAGCGCACCTGGATTTGCGATCCACTGTCCGATCAACTGCATGACTTGAATCTTGGCATCATTGAGTCCAAATACACAATCATCGAGGGTGTTCTTGGCGGTTTCCATGAATTGGTGGCAAACATCAACTCCATCACTCATCTTCACATCAAGATTTTTATAGATACCAAACGGGATTCGCATAAAGGTGTCCACCCAATTCTTGATCTTGTAATATTCGTTGTCACCCGGGTCCATTGAGCGAAGCACATTTAGTTTCTGCAACGCCATGGCTTTGAATTTTGCGGGCATCTTTGAATCTAAAAGTGACAACCGATACGGCTTTTCAACAAACATGTGTTGGTTGATTTCCTTTAGGTCGCGCATGACGCGAAGTTGCTCCTTGTTGGACAACTTCTTCTTGAAATAGTCGATTTCGTTGGTGCGCTTCTTTTCCGTATGGATAAGTTTATGGTAAGTTCTTGCGTTCTTTGTTCTCGCTTTCTTTACCAACTTCTTAATAGATCGGTTGCATTCTTCGATGGCATTTCGAAGAATCTTGCTCTTTGGCTTTTTCTTCAACTGATCGGTGAGCGACTTCTTTGTCTCCACCAATTCCATGTATTCCTGCTCCGCATCGACGACCTCGCTTTCCTTTGAGGAATCCGACTTGTTGTGATTCGTTGAAGCGCGCTTGGACTTGGACTTCTTTGTTGATGGTGGCTTCGGTTCAGTAGGCTCCGCGTCTGGAAGTTCCATCTTTTGGTAAGTTTCCTTCATGAAGGCTTCCTCGTCGTCGCTGTTACAATCCAAATCGTCATCATCTTCGTCATATTCATCTTCCTGGATGCCGCCGTCACCGTTTAACGAAAACACGATCTGAAAATTGCCTTCATTTTCGTCGGGATCCTCCTCGTCCTCTTCGATCTCATCCTCATCCTCCTCACTCTCCTCGTCTGACTCATCCTGCTTTTTGCGCCTGCGTCCAGCATTGCTCTTCGCCTTCTTGTCCTTCTTTCTGCGACTAGCGCCGCGCTTCTTCGGCACATCTTCTTGGATCGCGTCTTCAATTTGGCTTTCAACCTTGTTTTGCATATACTTTGATGGGAAAATCTTCGAGAGAATTTTTTGCAATGCATGTCGATCCAAGTCTTCCTCTTCCTCGTCCTCTTCGTCGTCCTCGGCTTGATCGTCTTCATCTTCATCCTCGTCATCATCCTCCCACTCCTCCTCGCTCTCATCATCGTCATCGTCGGACTGCACTGCTATTCTTCGGTTGTAATTTCTCTTATGTTTAGGCGGAATATACTCCGAATCGCTATCGGAATACAGGGTTTCGCTTTCTGAGTCATCATCCGAGTCGGGCTTGTTTTTCTTAAGGCGCTTCTTATTGTCACGCATGTTCTTGGTCTTCTCTGCAAACTTCTTGGACGGCATCGTAATGGTGTAAATTTATCCAAAAAATGTTGGCGAAATCGGAATTCAATTTTTTGGAACTTTTGATTTCTACATTTCAACATTGAAATCGCGTTCGATAAAGCATTTGATAGTTTTGTTTCCAAGACCGCAATATTCAGAGTCACGGCAAAAAATTGAATCTTGAAAGAATAAATATAAACACTAATATATAGTTACACTTTAATGTCGGGAATAAAAATGAATGAACACAAACCGTCTTCCAAGATCATCGGCGTTCAATTTAGTATCTTGTCGCCAGATGAGATTCGGAGGAATTCGGTTGTGGAGGTAACATCCAGAGACACGTATATCAACAATAAACCCGTCATTGGTGGATTATTTGATCCAAGAATGGGCGTGCTGGAACCAGGTATTATTTGTCCCACCGACGGATATACCTATATCGACACGCCCGGTTATTTCGGTCATATTGAAATGGCAAGACCGGTGTTCTTCATTCAACACATCAAGGAAATCATAAAAATTTGCAAGTGTGTATGTTTTAAATGCAGTAAATTACTTGTCAATAAAAACCAACATCGACACGCATTGGAATATTCTTCCGAACAGCGTTGGGATTATGTATCCGCACTTTCTGCCAAAGTGAAGCGTTGTGGCGATACCACCGACGACGGATGTGGTTGCAAGCAACCGGACACGTTGCGTCTCGAAGAAATTGCCACCATCCAGGCAGTTTGGAAGAAGATGGACTCAGACAGCGAGGGCGAAAAGGATTATATTGTTCGATTTACGCCGGAGATGGTTCTCAAAATTTTCAAGCGCATTTCGGACGAAGATATTCATTTTATGGGATTCAGCCCACTCTGGTCGAGACCCGAATGGATGATTTGTCAAGTATTGCCTGTTCCCCCGCCTGCAGTTCGCCCATCCGTAAAGCATGATGCACAGCAAAGAAGCGAAGATGATTTGACGCATATTTACAGTAATATCATTAAAATGAACCGTGATTTGGCTGACAAAATTGCGAATAAAGCATCGCCCAATGTGATTGAAAATCTCACCAAGGTTCTTCAGTATTTTGTGGCGATGATTGTAAACAATAAAGTCAAGGGGGCAATGCCGATGGCGCAACGCTCTGGTCGCCCCCTGCAGTGTATCATGGGTCGTTTGAATAGTAAGAATGGACGTATCCGAGGAAACCTTATGGGAAAACGTGTGGATTTCAGCGCCCGCTCGGTCATCACGGGTGATCCAAATTTGTCCATCCGACAATTGGGCGTTCCGAAGAAAATCGCCATGAATATTACCAAACCGGTAGTGGCGAATGATCGCAACCGTGATTACCTAATGAAATTAATACAAAATGGACCGGAAGTTTACCCGGGTGCCAAAATATTGGAAAAGAAGAATGGAGAGAACATCTCCTTGCGATATGTGGACCGTAGTTCCATTCGCTTGGAAAATGGTGATGTTGTGCATCGTCACATGATTGATGGAGACGCGGTGTTGTTCAACCGACAACCCAGTTTGCATCGACCATCGATGATGTGTCATATCGTGAAAGTCATGAAGAAGGGAGATACCTTTCGAATGAATGTCGCTGACACCAAACCATACAATGCTGACTTCGATGGCGATTTGTAAAAATCTTGTCGCCAACAGGTGAATGCCCCCAAAGTTGTAGACAACACTTTGGGGGGAAAACAGTGTAATGTCTACTGGTTCATTGATTTCCGCATAAAATCATGAACTAATATAATCATCTAGTCAAAACGATTTAAAGAAATTCTCTGGTTATACTACAATGGAACCATCAAACCAACTAGAACTGTCAAACAAAACGACAATTTTAGACGATCCAAACCAACGTTGTTGCGAAATCTATATCATCCGCAATTTAGTCAATCAAAAAATTTACGTTGGACAAGCAGTTTCGCATATTTTAAACCACAAAAGATATAGACCATATGGGCACCAAGGAAGGTTTCGCTCGCATATTTCAGAAGCATTTTCTAAAAAGAAACATCAATGTCATTATTTAAACAATTCTATACGAAAGCATGGAGTTGAAAATTTTGAAGTTGAATTGATAGAAAATTGCACTATGGAAAATGCAAACGAACGTGAAACTTTCTACATAAATCACTACAATAGTGTTTTCCCTAATGGCTATAATTTAAAAATAGGCGGAACTGTATTTGTCCATAGTGACGAAAGTAAAAAAAGAGTGTCGAACGGCGTAATCCGGTATTTCGAAGATAAGAAATATTTGAGGTTCGACACTATAACAAAGATTGACGATGATATAGAAAAATACATTCGACCGTTAAATCGGGACAACGTGCAATATGGTTGGTATGTCTTTATTAATAGAAAAAAGGCAGATTTTGGTGGTGTCCATATATCCTTAGAAGATAGCAGAAACTCTGCCGTGGAGTTTATACATGCTTTAAAAAATCGTTTGGCAAGACGTCTGGATGCGGGAACCCCCTTAGAGCCTTCACTACCACTCCAACTTGGAAACATTTTGGAGGAACACGGTTAATAGCCGTCCCCAATGGTAATAATGTGAAGGATTGGGCAATCCGCAGTGAGATCATCTAATCCCGCCTGGTAGGGAATGATGACCACTCAGAGATCGGTAAGACGCCGGTGTGTAATGATGGTTTAGCCAACCTGAACATGCTTAAGGTACGATCCGCCCCCTTGGGAAACCTTGGGGATTTTGGAGATGAATATGCACATGAGTCAAAACATATTAGCAGAGACCGAATTGCGACACTTGGCCGCAATTCCTTACCAAATTATTAGTCCTGCAGGGAATGCGCCAATTATTGGCATTTACCAAGATTCTTTGTTGGGGTCTTACCGATTTACCCGACCCAATATAAAATTTTCACCGAGAGATGCTATGAATCTCCTAATGATGTATTCAAAGGTGGACGTGAAGGCATTGCGTGACGCCGGTGCCGAAATATCCAGTTTCGACATTCTTTCGCAGATCCTTGCTCCGATTACATTGAAATATAAGACAAAACTCTTTGACGAGGGTGAAGACGAGAAAGAGTCCAATAATATCCTTGAAATCCGAAATGGAAAATATATCCGAGGCCAACTGGAAAAGTCCGTGTTATCCTCTACGACGAAAGGTATTTTGCATCGTATTTGCAACGATTTCGGCAACTTCCAATCCGCCGATTTTATCGATGATCTTCAAAACGTGGTTACGGAATATATGAAGACGAGTTCATTCAGTGTTGGTATCAGTGATTTGATTGCTAATACAAAAACGCGCGATAGTATTATTGAAATTATCGCGGACCAAAAACAGAAGGTGAAAACCCTCATCGACAAGGTGCATCTGGGCATTTTCGAAAACAATACCGCAAATACAAACATGGCGCAATTTGAAACGAACGTTGGAAATACATTGAACGATGCCACGAACCAAGCCGGTAAGATTGGCTTAAAATCGTTGAATAAAACGAATCGTTTCGTCATGATTGTGAACTCGGGATCCAAGGGTTCCCCCATTAATATTTCACAGATGATTTCGTGTTTGGGGCAGACGAGTGTGGATGGAAAACGTATTCCATATGGGTTTGATAGTCGCACTCTCCCTCATTTCAATAAATTCGATGACAGTCCGAATGCCCGTGGGTTTATTGAAAACTCTTATATTTCGGGATTAACTGCGCCCGAACTCTTCTTCCACGCTATGGGTGGTCGTATTGGTCTCATTGACACCGCATGTAAAACCAGCCAGACTGGATATATCCAGCGCAGATTGATCAAGGGCCTCGAGGATTTGAAAGTCGAGTATGATATGACCGTTCGAAACAACAAGGGAAAAATCATTCAATTCGCATATGGTGATGATGGGTTTGATTCCATGCGAACGGAGAATCAAATTATGCCTCTCGTTGGAATGAGCACAGAGGACATTTATTTACATTATGATATTCTTGGTGTGAATGAAAACCAAACAGAATTGATTTCGATTTATACCAAGGGAACGATTTCGCGCATGAAAAAACAGCGTGATGTAACGAAACAGAAGAGTCAATCCTATATTGAAAAAATGTTAGACGCGCGCAAACATATTGTGGAAGCGGTATTCCGTCACAAAAATGAAAACACGGTGAAACTCCCCGTTTCTTTCCAACATATCATTGCCAATACACAGGGGCAACTCAATTTGAATTCGAATTCCATTGTTGACATTACCCCATTGGAGGCTTACGAATTAATTGAAGAATATTTTGAGAAATTGAATCGATTGCTATATGTGAAACCAACGACCCTTTTCGAAATCATGTATTTCTACTATTTAACACCCCGTGACCTATTGGTTCACAAGCGTTTTCACAGAAAGGGCTTGATCCTACTCTTGGAGACGGTGCTTTTGAAGTATAAACAAGCAATCGTTCATCCTGGTGAAATGGTGGGCGTTGTTGCTGGTCAGTCTATTGGTGAACCTACAACGCAACTCACACTCAACACTTTCCACTTGAGTGGTGTAGCGTCGAAGGCGAACGTCACGCAAGGTGTGCCCAGAATTGAAGAATTGTTACGTATTACGCGCAATCCCAAAAAGGCATCACTCACGGTTCATCTGAAACCCATTGACGAAACCGACAAGGAAAAGGCACAGCAATTTTCCAACATGTTAGAACACACCAAACTTATGGATGTGATTAAATCTGTGCAAATCTATTTTGATCCTAACGACAATGCATCTACCATTGTGGAAGATCATCTGTTGCTGGAACAATATTTCGAATTTGAGAATTTGGTGGAGGATTGCATGGAGAAAACTCCCGACAACAAGACATCGCGATCAAAATGGATTATTCGTATGGAAATTGATGCCGAAACATTGCTTGAGAAAAACATTACAATGGATGATATTCATTTCGCCATTCAAAATAGTCACGGAAACGACATCTCCTGTATTTACAGCGATTATAATGCGAACAATTTGGTCTTCCGTATTCGTCTGAATAGTAGCATCTTTATGAAGACGAAGAAGCAAAAGGGCATTCCAGACACACTCGACCAATCGGATGAAATCTATATGCTCCGTAACTTCCAAGAAGCGATGTTGAATAACATTATTTTGCGAGGCATTGATGGTATTCGTAACGTCATTCCTCGAAAACTACAGAATTACCTTACCAAGGAGGAGGGGAAATATGTTCGCAAAGATGTGTGGGTGCTAGACACCACCGGCACAAATCTAATTACGGTGTTGGGAATGGATTATATTGACGCAACACGAACCTATAGTAATGATATTCGCGAAACGTTTGATATTCTTGGCATTGAAGCAGCAAGACAAACGATTGCGAATGAATTGGATGAGACGATGGGCTTTTCCGATGTGTATATTAATTATCACCACACAAGTTTGCTTTGCGACAGAATGGCGTGTAATATGAATATGGTTCCTATATTTAGATCGGGTATTTTGAATGATGATATTGGCCCCCTTGCCAAAAGCAGTTTCGAAACACACACTGAAGTGTTATTGAACGCATCTAGACATGCTGAACTTGACCACATGTCCGGAATATCAGGAAGTGTTATGATGGGACAGATGAGCAAGGCTGGAACTGGAGCGTTCCAGTTAGTCTTAGACATGAACGCGATTCGAAACATGGATGATATTGAAGTGGACATGCGTAATAAGAATGAGGAAATCGAGAAGATGTTTGGTAAATTCGAGGACGCAACAGATACATGCAATAAGTCGAATGTGGAAATACAAAACAATTTGTCGGCCATTCGTCCAAATGATGCAGGCGCATGTGTGACAACTGACGATGGGTATGATGTCGGATTTTAGATTCCGCAATATAAGAGATTGCAGACACATAAATAAGTGAACACAATATATTTTTTCATAAGAAAAAATATATATAACCCCATTGACCGCTTTATGGTTCGGCAACATCAATATAGGATTTCAAATAGGTATCGATCGATTGCATATTCTGAATATATAATGGATTATCGAGCATACGCACGAACCCCCTCAATTCATTCAATTTCATAGAAGAACTCATATATTGATAGGCAGGATACCCGCGTGTCTCACGCCGTAAATATTCGGTTGGTGAACGGATAAAATAAAATGTGTCTCCCCGATCTCCACCCATCAATAACCATTTCATATTTCCCTCCAACATCTGCAGTTTTGTGCCAGAAAAGAATACAATCGGCAAATTTAACTTGGAAGAGGCAAGCACCCAGTAGTCAAAGTCCGTCAAAAAATACTCGTCACTCATCAGAATATCTTCGAACATGGCTTGATTTTTTTTAATGCGATCCATCATCGCTTTTTTACCTTGCTTGGATAGAATTTTCAGAATGGATGATTTATATTTTTCAAAGTGTAGTGCATACGCATCGACTAAAAGTTGCGAAACATTCGCAATCGTAATTCTGCGATCCAATTTTTCTTGTAATATTAGAATCGCAATATAATACGAACTCACTCTGGTCGATTTCAAAACGATTTCTTTTGTCATCGGTGGAAACATTTTCACCCAATAACTCGCGCCATTTCCTTGTACCGACGATAAACGTTCTTGTATCGAATCCTCGCTGAAATCTGGATTCGATGTTTCCTCCACGTCGTCTTCGTTTTTTTTGCCAACTTCTTGCACAACACGATTCGTGTATTTTTGCGTTTGGATTGGATTGGCATATTCATAGGGAATAGTTTTCACATAAGAATTCATTTCAAACGGTATTAAATCATCGAAATAATCACCCATCAATAAGGTTTGTAAAAGAATAAACTCGTCGCTCTGTATGCGATATTCAAAAGAAGTAATGTTCAAATATTTTTTGGTATCTAACATGAAAAGTCGAACGCGCTGGTAACGCAATAGTTCGTCGGCCATTCTCAAATAATACCGTTTTTCATTTTCTTGCTGATTCAACAGATTTTTACGAGGAATAAAAAGAGAACAGGCGCCATTGTCCTTCGTAATACAATAGTTTTTTTTCGAACATCCATCTGCATTGGATATACAGGACGATATTTCAGAAATATTATCCAACAACTCGGGGGGCAAATCACCAAAAGATATTGCGTTTTCACACAATTCACGCAACAATTTTTCGAGTTTTGTTAATTTTGTGCGATATAAGAAAGAAA